TCATCGGAACCCATCGTGGCGTCCCCGGTGCCCGTTCGTATAGAGCTTTTGGCTCCATGAAATTCAATGGCAACGTAGGATTCGGTACGATAGCCGCAACACCAATGGTATTCACGCCAGCAGGCAGCAATAGCGTATCAGACGTTTCCGTCATGATAGGCAATCCATAGTGCTGCATCTGTGACTGAAGTTCTTCCCATGCTGACGTCAGGAATGGTAACAAGATATCGTTTGTAAACACATCTCCACCTGCATCATTCAGGTGAACACGCGCTCTATCCATTATTTCTGATGCCAGCATGGGAAAATCTCCACTAAGCGTTTGCGAACTTCAACTTGGCGTATCGAGTCTCATCAAGAATGCACTGGCACGTCGGGCAAACTACTGGTGGAGGACTCATCAGAATCGATGAACACGCTGGGCATCGCTCGTTACCCATATCAACGAGCGCGTGAACCCATTCGCGGTCAAGATTTAACTGTTTTGCAGCATGCCGCTGTACATCTGCAATCACATTGTGCTGATGGAACATCTGCCAATCAGAATCTGCCCGACGTACCAAACGCTGAAACCATCGAACCTGATTCTCGATGGCCTGTGTAAGCTTGGCACCGTGTTCCTTCTTAACCTGTTCTCGACTCAGGTGATTGTACACCCAAAACAATCCGGGGAATGCATTACTCGGTGCGTCGATTTCAATCTGTGCTACGATGAAATCATTCACCACCGCTTCGGCGAATACACTCACCGGCTCCGGAATAATTCGATTGCCACGTTCATTGTCAAGGTACAATGCATACGAATTGTCCTTGATGTAGACCATGACAAAATCATTCATCGGGGCTGCTGGAATTATCACATTCGGTTCCGACAGTCCCGGCTTGAACTCCCGAATTTCTCTCGGGACTAAGGACACTAACGTCGCGTCTGCCATTTGGAATTCCTGGGTTAACGATGGCTTCACCTACGTGAAGTTGCATCGACATTGGAGAGCATTCGTCTTGCAAGAACTGGTGAACCTTATCAACCTGAGACTCGTAGAAATCGAGTTCCTCTTTGTTCAGGTCGCGCTTCTTCTTTTCACCAAACAACTGCAAGTGTACGAATGAAAGAACAGCATCTTCACCAAACACAATCGGTTCGCCGTTAGGCTTCCGAAAGATGAAGATGGGTTCATACGAGACTTTGCGTCCCGGTAACAATTCAGCGTTGGGACCGCTGACTATAAGCAATTTCTCAATCGCCCAAAAGGTGCCATTGAGATAATTGTAACGGGGGACTAACACGACTTCGCCCATATGATTGCGGCGATACTCAAGCTCATTTGTACGAGCAAGGCGGAAATTAGCATCCCCGCCCTGCTCTCCAAACAATTGCTTGAGTTTACGATTGATGTACACGTCGTTCATAAACTCAAGCCATTTCCTTAGGCGTATCCTGCCGGAATCGCCAAGTTATCAATGTACGCGTTCTCCTGCGGATTGCTGGTGAACAAGTTCCAGCTGCTCACAAGATACAGCAACGTGGACGTAACAACTCCGCCGTCCGTGCCGCGAACCTCGAATAACTTGCGGCCGTCTGCGGGATAGCAACCGGGCTTCTTTAATTCTGCACGGCCCCACGAATCCATGTTGAGGAAATCGATACGGCGCTTGTCCCACTTGAACGACTGCTGAACAGTTACGCCAGCCATCGTCATTGAACCGCCGAAATATAAATCGAATCCCTGATTGCTACCGGTCTTATCAATCGTGGTAACTAACATACCAAGCGATTCATAAGCCGCTGCCTGCGCCGGGTGTAACCACGCCTTAATGTTTGGCTTCTTAGACGAACCTGAACGGTCGCCAAGAAGATTCAAAGCCAAGCGCGGGAACGGTAACGCCAACGCTCCACCACCTGCATCAACGCGACTCGCGCGAATTGCCGGCGTGCTGGAACGCGGGAAACCAAGCCAAACACCAGTTGCAGAATTGTTAACGTGATACGGTACACCCAAAAGACTAATAGGCGCAGCGCCGGTCACACCTTCAATAACAATCTTATCGCCGACAGCCGGCGCAGTTGCTAATGCGGGAACCGGAGTAACCCACTTAATCGTCTTCGTGGGCACGTCACGGAAAACAATTTCAACTTCACCACCCGGTGCCGGAGTCTTCTGAACGGCAAGGGTCGCATCGTAAATGTTAATGCGCTGGCCTTCCATCAAAAGCTTCACACCGAAGTCTACGTCTAACACCGCGGTATCGAATCCACCCGCGCTCGAAAACGCGGTGATGGTTCCCAATACGCCGTTTCCACCCGTCATGCACATAGAATCCATATGCGCACGGAAGTGAGGCATCGCAGCGGCCATGTTCTTATTGAAGACGTTAATAACCGCCTTCGCATCGCCCTGCGTTGTCCACTCCGCTTCCTTCGTCCACTCTAAAGCGTAACGAAAGTCAACGGTCGGAACTAACGCATTCTCGTAACGCGGACCAGAGCCACGTCCGAGGTTTCCACCGTTCGGGTCATACTGCCCGAAGTAACCACCCGGTGCAAACTGAATCGGCACCTTCATATCCCGTGCGTTCACGGGAATCGCCTGAGTGGACTTCTCGATTTGCGAATAGAAAGTATCCTCTACCTCGTAGAGAACCTCAATCTTCTTCTCAATCTTTTCGAGCTGAACTGCAAGAACGTCAGCTGTGTTCTGAGGATTGGGAACAAAGGCCACGCGTTTTCTCCCGGTCTAGTTGTTAACCGTTGAGAAAGTCAATCTCCTTCATCTTTCCAGATTTCACAGCACTCACTGAATCCTTCGATGCGGCAGAGTTACGAGAGCTAACTTTTGAATCAGTCCCCGTAGCTCGCTTAAACGTAGAAGGACGAGCTTTGCTGTTACTACCCTTAAGAGCAGCAGACCGAACTTTCTTAATGATAGTGGGGAGTGCTAACTTAACGCGCGACAGATACGCGGACTTGATTCTGTCCTTCCACTCCGACGAATACCTGTTATTTGCTGCCTGCTTTAACAGCCGTTCCATATTGGAACGATGTGCTGGGTCGTCTCGAAGGACGCTTGCGAGTTCGTCCATAATATCACGCGTAATCGAGCGACTCAAGAACGGACTAATTTCATCCGGCAAATTCTTCCCAACGATATTGGTGATACTTTTGCTGGACTCCGTAAGGATGTTATCTACGAAGTTCTGATGCTGACCACGGAGGATTTCCTGATTCTCCCGATACAGTCTTTCCTTTTCGGGGTCCGGTTCTGACTCACGCGGTACTTGACGCTGTAAGGGTTCCTCAACCTTATCATCACCGAACATCCATTCGTGAACATTCAATGCGGAGTTCATCAGGTTGTTGTTCCCATTCCGCTTCGCATCATTGAAAGCGGATTTAATCATGTGCTTGATGACAGGCTCAGTCACCGCCTGAAATGCTGGGCGATTCTTTGACAACAAAGCTGGTAAGAAATCGTTGATGAACTTCCTCTGCTTTGATGCATCGTATTCGCCCAGCAAATCTAAGAAGTCACCGGGGTCTGCTTGACTTATTCGCTGTTCCCCAGCCTTGAGGCGATTAAGTTGCTCATAGCTTTCCCGGGCATCTTCGACTGTTGGATAAAGCTTTGCGTAATCTCGTTCTCGGAAAAAGGTGTTTCGGAGTCCGGGGAAGTCTTTGAAGATTTTAGGATACTTGGCGACAAGCTGTCGATATGTAGGCTTGCCGTAGCCAGTCCCAATCTTCTCATCCGGTTCTTCGTCTTCCTCGTCTTCCTTTGATTCCTTCTCCGAGTCATCCGATTCCTTATCTTCATCATCTTCGTCCGAAGCATCAGATTCACCATCATCTTCCAGAATGATGTCGTCATCTTCGGGTTCTTCCTCGGGTTCATCTTCTTTGGGTGGAGCCTTTGCAGGCTCGTCATCATCACCCATAAGAATCTGTAAGTCGTTTGCCCGAGTGTCTTCAATAGGCGGTTGTGCCATTTGTTACGGCTCCATCGGAGCAGGCGTAGTTGCATTAGGTGGCGGTACTGGTGGGCCGGCTGATGGCTGTCCACCCTGTGCATTACCTAATGCCGGCGTACGCGCTCCGGAATTCATAGCTTGCACATGCTCATTATGGTGTGCAAGAATTAAAGCATATACTTTAGGTTGATTGAGCTTCAACCCCTGACCTTCCTTGCTCTGTAGGAAGGACTTGCAAATCTGAGCTTCGACCGGATGGTCGTCAATAATTGGGTCAACCGTGACCGGACTAACCACTTCTCCCGTTGCACTAATCGGACCCATATCATCTGAATCCTGGCCCAACGTAATCATCTGGAGAATTTCACGGAACTGTTTGGTTCTCGAATCGTCGCCCGGAATCTTCAAATCAGGCAGTCCAGATAATCTCTGGAGCATGTGACTGTTTTCCGGGCTGAACAATACAGCGTTAATCTCATCGGAATTCATCTTCATGAGTTCCATAATGATGTCACGCTGCTGGCCCCAACTCATT